TATTTTTTTAGCTAAAAAATTACGTGGCTTTTCACCCAATGCATCAAATTCATTAGAAATTTCTATTAAAGGGATACCCGTTTTTGCAAAAAAATCCAAAAAATATTTTTCATAAACAGGATTATTTACTAAAACTGTAAGCTCATATTCGGACATATGGCACATTTTATCTAAAATTCGGACTAAACATTTTTCAATGCCTCCGGTTATAATTTGTTGCATACAAAATGTAACTCTAATTTTTTCCATAAGTTTAGTACCCGACTTTTATTCGAAACGCATTAAAAAACGACAATTCAAATATTTTGTGTTTTAAATAAGGGAAAAAATTAATTTCAATTTTTTTCAAACCTCTAGTTTTTATTGATAATGGTTTTGAAATGATTAACCCCAATCGTTGGGCTGGAGTTAACCATGCAAGTTTCTTTATTGCTCCAACTTTCCAAAATGGAATTGGTGCAGAAAAGAGAGGAACATAAATGCTATTATCTGCATATGGAGATTTTTTTACTGAAAACATTTCCATAATATCTTGTTTTGCAGGCTTATTTACATAGATATCCAAAAGTATCAGTGAATTTAATGGAGAAAAATAAATATCTTTGCCACCAAATTTATTAAAGACATCTTGAACAAAATCCATCACACCTTTTTCTATTTTTTGATAAATTTTTTGACGGGATAACTCAGCTTCAGAAACGGATGTCTTTCGCACCGGCTTCCCATAATGTAATGTAATAATAGGATTCTCAGGAGACGAAAAAATAAGTTCTATTAAATCACATTTATAATCCTTTACAAAAAGATCTCTTATTTCAGCTGAAAAATAATCACGGTGTTCTGTATCATACACACATTTTTGACCAGAAAGAGTTAATACATAAAATCCAATTGTTTTCGTGTGAGACTCTTTTTCAATAAGGCGTTGTCCGGATAATTGACCGCTAATACTATCTACAACTCCAATTATGTTAGAATGCGATGTTAATTTTTTAATATATTCTCCATAACCTGTTCGTTCTTTTTCCTCTCGAGCCAATTTTCTAAATTCATCTACATTCTTTTCGATAAATTTCTGGTATGATAAATTTCCGGGATTTTTATGAAAATACTCACAAACAATTTTAGGTTGTTCTTTTGATAATGGATTATAATCCAAATTAGCTGTATAATTCAGTATACGGGGAGCATATACATAGCTCGATTTGATATCCTTACTAAACATCTTAAAAACTTTTTCCATAAGATATCCATCGCGAGCTATAAATAAAATATTGTCTAATCCGTTACAACGAGCAGTTTCATATATCCAACGAACATAACTGTATACAACCGGACCTGCATATTTATACCCAAAATCTTCCCAATAATCACCCGTTGTTTGTTTCTGCGAGGCTAATGCCGTAGTTATTGACGCACCCAAATAACTCTTTTGGTGTTTATAAAATTTTGCAAATTTTTTGTTTTGATGCAGAAAAGTTTCCGAAACCTTAGAATAGAAACAGGCTTTAATACCATGCTTTTTGGCTTGATAAAAATCAGATTTCTTATTATCTCCGATGTGTAGTATTTGATGAGGCTTTACATTTAAATCCTGAACCATATAGCTATACATATCGCCTCTATCTTTACGCAGATTTAATAAATTAGATAAATAAATTTTGGAATAATCTGCAATTTTGTTCTTTTTAAGTACTTTTTCAATAAATTGAATAGGCAGATACATATCACTGCAAATAACAACTTTTTTTCCCGAGTTGAGTGCATAATCATAAATTTGTTTTATTTCAGGATTAATTACAAGCGATTGAAATTCCATATCCATCTCGGCTTGTTTTATATTATCTAATTCCGGAAGCATTTTGTATATATCATCAATATTCGCCTCTTTTTTTGTTCCATATTTCTGATAGAACAAAGTTTCCGCATTTTTACGTTGTTCAGAAAATCCCGGACAATCGTATATCTTTTCCAAATGCAAAAATAAATCTTCAGGTTTCATATATGGTCGCAACAAAAGTGTATCAAAAATATCAAATGATACGATAGAAACCTTATCTACATATCTATAAATATTATGCAATTTCATCAAGTTAAGCTTTCATTGAATATAATGGAATAAAACCAAACAAATACACTTTGGACTTATTGGGCATTTTTTTTATTTTTATCAAAGGAATAAAACCAAACAGCTTGAGCCAGAGTCGCCTCTTACAAAGCGGTTGTTTTATTTGTTGATATAAATAAGGATATTCTTTAGCCGCAAAACATCTACATAATGCATCAGCATTAATCATTTTCTCTTTTTGGAGATGTGATGTGTTTCCATCAAAATTGCGATATTTTACCAAAACTTCCTGAATATTGTGAAACATTGTATATTTCAGCAATTGCAAAACAATCTTATAATCTTCAGCCGGAGAATATTCTTCTTCATACCGGATTCCATACTTATTTAAAACTGATGCGCGCACCATCATCGCAGTATGAGCAATAACATCTGCCTGCATTAAGGAAACTTTAATGTCCAAATTGTTTTCTGGGTGAGTAGTTACTTTCTTTTTAGGAAAATGTTCAAGTTGACCACTGATAACGCCTACCTCAGAATGGGTTTCTAAAAATGAAACTTGCTTTTCTAGTCTTGTTGGTACAGAAATATCATCGTGGTCAAAAACAGCTAAATACTCACCTTGAGCCATATCAATCAGTTTATTGCGGCTAGCAGAAATACCCAAATTTTTTTCATTTTTAAAATATTTAATCCGTTTATCATTGTAAGATTTAACAATCTTCTCTCTATCATCTTCGGGACAATCATCTAAAATCAAAAACTCGAAATCTAAAAAAGTCTGCTCCAAAATGCTTTCAATAGCTTCACGCAGATAAATTTCCTGCGTTTTATAAATCGGCATTAACACAGACACCTTAAACATAGTCATCCCCAATATTCGTCCAAAATTTAAAACAACGAACGTTAAATGATTGCATTTAATGAACGTTAAACAGAGTCAAGAGATGTTCTTAAGTGTTATGTTCCTACGTCTTGGAAAATAAAAGTTTTTTTGAGTACAGATTAATAAAATACTTGATATATATTTTTTATTTAGATATACAAAAAACTAACGTTCGATAAATTTTTAGGGTAAAAAATAAAGAATACCCCTTTGATAAATAGATATTTTTTTATTTTCTTTTCAGAAAATTATAGATTGTTGTAATGCTAACTCCTAAAATTTTTGCAACTTGTGTTTTGGGAACACCTTTGTGTAATAAGTTAATAACTTCTTGTTCTTTACCATCAAGAATATGCTTTTTATTTTGACTACCAAATTCTCGACCTAATTTCCGACCTGTAGCTCTGATTCTGTGCAAAGCCTCTTTAGTCCTTTGACTGATGAGATTTCTTTCTATTTCTGCTGACAACGAAAAAGCAAAAGCCAAAACTTTGCTTTGAATATCTGCCCCGAGCCGGTAATTATCTTTAATTGTCCAAACTTGAGCCTCTTTTTTCATGCAAAGATTGAGAATTGTCATTATTTGCAAAAGGTTTCTGCCAAGGCGAGAAATTTCCGAGCAAATCAAAATATCATCTTTCTTGAGTTTTTTTAAGATTTTGCCTAATTTTCGCTTCTCAAAATCTTTTGTGCCGCTAATGGTTTCTGTTATCCATCTATCAATCTTAATTTGTTCTTTCTCGCAAAAGTTATTGATTTCAAATTCTTGATTTTCAAGAGTTTGTTTGTCTGTCGATACGCGAACATATCCGTAAATCATAGTGTTCTCCTTAAAATTTGATACAAAAAAAGGCCTCCCGTTAGTCATAACGAGAGGCACACATTTCATCATATATTATGTTATTGCAGTCAATTGGCCTTTTATTTACCAGTTTTTTCACTTCTGACAATTTCTACAATGCCGAATGCAGAAACTGCCAGCGCGACAATATGTTCCACCAATTCAGGACTGATTGCCACGCCAAGGCCGGATAACAGACCGATTAAACCACGCCATGTGGAAGTTTGGTTGAGTTTTAAGAGTTCAATAAGTTTAAGCATTTTCATTCCTTTCATAAAAAAGCCCTGATTGGGCGGGTTAATAAATCGAGTTTATTCCTTGCTGGATTGTTTCATCGGAATAAGGCTGAATGCCGTTTTCCATACGGATGACAGCCTTGATAAACACCGTCAACACGCCACGCTCCTCAATATCTATTATTGTGTCCGGATAAACGCCGAGTTGTTTGGCAACCGATTGAATGTAGGCTGTTGTCTGATTTTCATTCGGGGGAGCGTAACGGCTGATAATCTGTCGAACCGTGTTTAAACCGTGAATTTTCTTATAATTGATAAGAACCTTTGCCAATGCTCTGATGCCGTAAATCGAATCTGTAAAAACACAAAAGGCAGGATCTATTTTCCTGCCATCTGGGTTTAAGCCATGCCAACTTGCACCGTGCCGGATATTTCCGGGATTATTGTTTCTTATGCCTCTTGGTAACTGCTGATTCATTATGTATCTCCCATATAAGTTGTCGTAAATCATCAATTTTGAGTTCAAGTCGATTGATGTGCACTTGCGTGGCGTATTCTTTGGCGACCTGAACTTTAAAGTCATTCAATTCTTTGCGCACCTCGCCAAATTTGTAGACAAGCCAAACGAAAGCCGGAACACAGACTATCTGTAAAAACTGCAACCAATCCATTATGTTTTGTAAACCTCCTCACTTTCATTAACACAAGATATTTCCACTGTATCGCCTCGAGGGCGTACTCCGATGACCTTTGCCATCATTGACATCTTGCCCTTTGTGCCAAAAGCAAAATGCGTCCGTTCTTTGGCTGTACCGGTGTAAATTTCAAAATCCGGCGTTGTTTGTAGAACGGCCTCACTATCCACCGCACCACGAATGACTTGATAAACATCACTCATAGAACCATTCAGCAACCTAAAACTAATAAAATGCTCTTCGTCTGGTTTCCAAATCAGGCTTTCCGAGAGCTTCAGCATATTGCCGGAGATTGACAGAACTTCGCCGCCTTGTCCCCATTCGCACATATCGTGAGTTATGCTGATTAAATCGCCGTATGTCGGTATCAGTCCTTCAAGCTCTGTGCTGAATGTGATGTATTTTCGCCGATAACGGTTGCAGGCGCACATATAATAGCCTTCGCGTTCGGCGTGAGCTTTATCCGTGCAACCGAACAAATCCACATTAGCGGGATTTTCTTCGGTACTATCAGGAAGTTTGGTTACGACATCATCATATTTCCAATACTTATTTGAGAAATATTGCACTTTGACACTATCCGCCGTATCTTCAGACGGCATGACATATTCTATTGAAAAGCTGTCTTTAATAATGTTTCTCGGTGTAAACATTGCGGTAGGTATGGTTTTCGGCTCATCACGGATAATCCGTACCATACCGGATTGCAAAATAGGCAAAGCTCTGCCACACCGCGCAACTTTTGACACTGTCTCCCAAATTGTGGTCGCGCTATCAAAAATCCCGTCAAAATAATCTCCGCGACTTTCCCAAACCTTGTCCAACTGTTCCAATTCTGCCAAATGTATGCGTTCATCCGGCAGTTTGCCGCCATATTGGGCTTTTAAGATGTCGGCAATGCTCCAAGCTATGGAACGACAGGCAATCGGCTCGCTCCAACCGGTTTCGTTGTTCCATTTCTTAACCTTGCGAGTAATAATAGCGTTGATTTTTCGACTGGAATTAGATGATAAATTGTTGGTTGCCCGCATTTTGATTGCTAAAAGCGTCATTTCGCCAAAGGTTGTGGGCTTTTCCATATAGCCTTTGAGACTTTCCCAATAGATAGCGTGAGCCGCACGGGCGCTGGTATCTTTGGTATCTAGGCGAGTGGCACGAACTTCGTAACGCCCCATCGCAACACTATAATTATATGTGAGGCGAATTGGCTTGTTTTGTGCCGCCGAATAAGTCTCCGAGCCAAGCACAAACCAGTCTCCCAGCGGATTACCCGAATCATCAACGGTTCTGGCTTCCATTTTCCATTGAATGGTTTTAGAAGAAAGACCACCGCTGTCATTGGCATAATACAAACCAGCAGTCATCACCATATCAACGCCGATTTTATCAATTTTTGTATCTTCAGGATTGACTATGAAACCGCCGGTATATTCATCTTTCATTAGTTCTTGGCCGGCAATTTCCGCCGCCATCACAACATTCGGATTAAAAAGCGTAACCTCTTGGTTAGGTTCGACAATTTCATATTCCACCTCAGCAAAACTACTGATTGGCGTATCATCAATACGAAGTTGCTCTACCTCACAATAACCTTGGGTCAAGACATGGAGCTGGTGCAGATACTGCTCGTTATTTTTATATTCGGTATAAGGTTTAGCGGCAAAATCAGGGTAAATAATATGCCGACCATATAAAACCGGAATGACACCGCCGAGTTTGGCTTGATTACCGCGTGCATTTAAGGAATAAGTCGGGCTTGTTTCCATAGATGACGAAGCGTAAGACGAACTCAAGCTGCTGGATGGCGAGGGAATAACCGCGTTAACCAACATTGAACCGCCTACGCTGACAGCGGTTGCCGCGGCTGCTCCGGCCAAAGTTCCATAAGCACCGGCGGCAATTCCGCCGGTGTAATACGCGGCCACCATCACTGCTACTGACAACACGACCTTGAGAGGATTAGACCCACCGCCGCCACCACCTTGCGGCAAACACAGAAAAGCAAGGTGGTCTGTCATTTTGGGGCAGATGTTCCAATATCGCCGTAATAATGGTTCACCGTTTAAAAAGCAGATAAATGGCAGATTTTGCGGATTGATGTTATATTCAGTAACAATTTCCGCCACGTTCATTTGTTTCAGGCAATAAAAAACCTCGCTTTGCGCGAGGTTGAAAGGGTTTTGTATTTTAACTATTTGCATTTTGAGTTATCTTAAAATGTCAACATCAACAGAATTCATTATATTTGAATCTATATTTCCAGAAATATAAATTTCATCATTTATAGTAATTCCATAAAAGGCAATTTTAAAAAGAGAAATAGCTATAATGATAGCTAAGATTAAAGATTGATTGTCTCGTAGCTTAAGAAACTCAACAAATTGACTAAAATGTTTCTTCATACTCTAAAATCTCCATAATCTGCCAGCCGTTCATTTTAAGTTCCGGCAATTTTTGAAACACCACGCCAACACCCTGCATATTATGCAAGACACCACCGCCATCAGCATCGCAATAAACACCAACATGACAAGGATATTTATTCTGTGTTAAAATAACAATGTTTTTATCCTTAAAATCAGAAGTTTCTTGTAAGTGATTATAATTAGACGACTTTCTGAACTCAGATAAAACATCTCTCAGACTTGTTGCGTCTGTTACAATCGGCGATAGCTCTATTTGTAACTCATTTTTGTAAATGTCCCGAACCAATCCCCAACAATCGTATTCGCCGTTAATCCACGGCTTTCCGATATATTTAACTGCCCAATGTATCATATTAGCTCACTAACCCCATAAATTTTGACAACCGATAAGTTTCATTTGGAAACGTTTTGTTTCCAATGTCGGTCATTCTGGCCTTAGCCGTGATTTTGTAAACATCGCCACTGACTTCCGTAACGGTCAAGCTAACCGGTGGTATCATTTGCGGCGTTTCCAAATCCGTTGACAAATACGGCCGGTAAATAAGCTCAGTTTTGTGTTGCGAGGAAGCGGCGTTGTCTAAATGCTTGATAATCTCACGGCTGACATTATCTATCTTGATTGATATTTCCGGAACAGCGGATGTATCAACCGGCGGCAACTCCAAATCAAAACACATCGCTAAAAACTCAACATTTTCGCCGGTTTCTAATTTTGCCGTGATATTATGAAAGCCCTGAACCAATCGAATTGTGGTTGGATTTCCGTTATCATCCATAAAATCCGGATGTTTTATCTCCAAAGTATGATAAATAAAAACATCGCTAGGGCTAGAAGCATACGCCTCAATAATAGCCTCTTGTAAAACATCATTTGGCATTTTAGCTTCCTTTACACGGCATAAAAGTCAATTCTCCACCAGTTAATTTGACAACATCACCAATATTCACAAGAAAAGACAAACTATTATATTCTTCCCAGTTTCCGTATGAGCCATATTGCCTAAAAACGGTATATCCGTTAATCGTGCCAGTGATATTGCTGTTATACACGGTGTTTCTCATTAGAATCCAACCTGTTTGAGAAATTGTAACATCTGTATTTAAGACCAACACCTGTCGTCTAGTCCAATCTGGACAAAGCCATTTTATTATTTTGGAAATGGCGGTTGCGGATAAATTAGAAATATCCGTATTGAGCTTATTCGCTAAACCACTTCGCATTTCCGCCGTTTCTTCTTCTGACAGAGGTCTGCTTATATCGGCACACTTTATATATACCAGCTCATAATAAGATTTTGGGCGGGTTTCATTGCCAAAACGAGGATTGCCATTAGAACTGTCTGTAATGGGAGTAACCGCACACAACCAGTCAGATGTTCTAGAACCGCGTAATTGCATATATTCATCTGTTCCGTTTGTTGCTGATGGATTACCTGTATAGCCATCATTACCAAAAATATCCGCGCGATAACCTGAAGATGTCGAATCCTGTCTGTAAACCATTTCGTGCCAATGTCCCTGAAATTGGTCGTTTAAGACATTACCGATATTATCAAGCGTGCCGCTTCGGGCATAATTGGCAAGCAAAGGCAAAATAACGGTGTCATTATCAACTTTGACATAACTGGCGCACATTCCATAGTTGCTGACTTGATTGTCATAAGTGTCCTCATCAACAAAGACCAAATAATCGGTATCAACCAGTTGCGTAAAAAAATCAGGGTATCTGGCTCTGGTAATGGTATTTTTGAACCAGACTGGCTCGTATCCGTCCGGCACTTTTTTATTGGCAGGAACAGATAACCGAGAGCCAAGAGGTGCCGGAGCGGTGGATTCAGCATAATATTTGGCCTGATTTGCCTGAGCTTCCGCCCGCTCAATTTGTTTTTGCCCCTCGGCTTGCACATCGGCAATTTGTGTGTTTCCGGCAGAATTAACGGAATTGATTTGTGTTACACCGCTATTTTGGATCGCCGAAATCTGTGCCGAACTTTCGGTTTGGATTGTTGAAACGGCTGTATCGGTCGCAGATGAAATGTTATTAAAAATCTGGTTTGCCTGATTCTTTATATTTAAAGTGTCGGTTTTAAGCTGTTCTGTATCTGATTTTATAATATTTGTATCATTTTTGAGCTGATTTGTGGCATTTCTAGCCGCAATCGCCTCATCTCTGGCACTTTCAGCCTCTGCCACCACATCAGAAACGCCGCCGGTTATCGCCTCACGGATGTCTTTTAATTGTTTGGCAACCGTTGGCACATCGCCGTTTTCAGTCTCAATCGTGCTGTTTTCATCACCATGGACAATTGTGTGCCATTTTGAACCGTCTGTCTCCGCACTCGCTACAACGGCTTCCAGTCTTTCTTCCATATTGGCCATAATAAACTCCTAATATCCACAAGCATACCAAGATTTTTGTTGGCTGGAACTTCCACCATTATTATAGATTTTCATTTCTGTTCCTGATGTTTTGGTTATACATTGGGCGTAAATTTGTGAATTTGTTCCCAAAGTTGTCGCAACAACTGTATAATTAGTATCTCTGAATGCTTTGGGAAAAATAATGGTAACCGTCCCGCCAGCATTAGCAACACCTCCTTGTTCAATCCAACCATCTGGCCAGACCCTATACCATGATGAACCATCACTATAGGTGGTAAATAATTTAGCAAACAGTGTTTCCTTTGAGATATTGTTCAAATCTACATCTATTTTATTATTTGTTGCGTTTTCTGCTCTAACCGCCGCGATTTCCGCTCGGTCAGCCTGATTGCTGGCTAACTGTATTTGTTCGGTGGCGGCTGTTTGCGTGCGATTAACCTGTATGTCTCCGGTTGTTTGTAATGTGGCAATCTGATTCTGTGTTTCGGTTTGAACGTCGGCAATACCTTTGTTTACCGCAGAAGATATGTTGTTGAATGTGGTTTGAGCCATATTTTTATAGCTTTTAACTGTTTCCGAAGCTTCTTCCGTATCTGTCTTTAACTGCTCAATCTCATTTTTTATGGTTAAAGTGTTATCTCGTACGGATTTAGCCTCGTCTCTGGCACTTTCAGCCTCTGCCACCACATCAGAAACGCCGCCGGTTATCGCCTCACGAATGTCTTTTAACTGTTTGGCTACCGTTGGTACATCGCCGTTTTCAGTCTCAACCGTGCTGTTTTCATCGCCGTGGACAATCGTGTGCCATTTTGAGCCGTCTGTTTCCGCACTCGTTACAACGGTTTCCAGTCTTTCTTCCATATTGGCCATTTATAAATCCTTTATTGTTTTCGGGCAGGTAATGTGGACATACTCGTGCAACCGATTAACAGATTGCGACAATTTCTCAAAATCATTAGAAAGCAAGATATTCAAAGCCCCCTCTGATAGGGTAGGCCGCTCGCGGATTTCAAGTTCCGAGGTAATCGCCCATAAAATACCGTTTTGCAAACGGGCGGTAAATTGTTGGGTAAACCGAGCCTCTTGTTCAATCAACCCCAAGCCGCCTAATAAAGAAATGACAAACCACTCGGCTCCCTCTTTGGCGTGGTATTTATACCACGCCTCAAAGAGCGAAAACTGTGAGGCATTCATAAACCACTTCACGGTAATTTTGCTTGGAACAGAATCAAAACGCCGCCGTTGTCTAGCAGTGCCTGATTCCATTTGGGTACGGATAATAGCCTCATTGGGTGTAATGGAATAATCCTCAACCAACGGCAGAGGAAGCAAATCTGGGAATCTTGCTGTCATGACATATCCTTTGTTTATCCGTAACTGCCGTATGCGGGATTAAGCCCGTAGCGGCGTTCCAATGCCGGGGCAATTCCTGTTCCTTTGGAAACATTGCGCGACATTGAGCTTTCGATTTTCTCAATCATAATATCAAGGTTAAATTTGCCATTTCCTTGATTTGATTGAGAAACCGATGCTTTGACATCCGAGGCGGCGTTATTAACAACATTGACACTGATATTAACAGTTGAGCCATTATCTCCCAGCGCTTTCATCTGTTCTCTGGTAAAAACACCTTCGCCGCGTTTGGCGATTATCGGCACTTCATCTCCGACTATGCCGCCACTATGAAATCGTGGTGCATCGGTAAAAGCCAAAGAACTAGCGGATTTAGTTGCCAAATTGTCAGCTCCGACAATACCGCCGGTATGTGCCATCGCAAAGCCAAAATAACTGCCAAGACCATTCATCAACGGTTGTGTAATCGACTTTCTGATAATAATTCGTGTCAAATCGCTGATAATAGCGTTTGCGAAATCTGAAAAGCTGGCTTTCCCCGTTGTGATAAAAGAGGTCAAAGTGTCTTCCATACTGTTAAAAGCGTTTTTGACAGCACTTTCCGCAAGACTGGCAAAATCATTAACATCTTTTTGAATATTTAAGAAACCACGCTTAAAGCCATCTTCCAAAGATTTTGACGATTGAAGTGCCGTTTCATTGGCTTTTTTTATCATATTGTCATAAACCTGTCCAATCTGGTCTTTATATTTTTGATAATCCGCCGAACTGGTGTTAAGATTGTTTAGAGCGTTTTTCCGCCATTCATCCGCTTTAGCCATAGCTTGTTCATAAGGCGTTTTAAGCTCTAAAATTTTTTGCTTAATGTCCTCAATGTTCTTTTTATATTTATCTGCGTCAATATTGGAAGCCGGCGTAACAGTTGTCTCGGTTTCCACCTTGATTTTCGGGCGTAACTCAGGTTTCTTAAGATATTTCAATTCATCTCTTGCCGTCCTTGCATCTTTTTCCGCCGCTTTCAAAAGCAGAATTTTATCTTGAATTTCTTTTGCTTGTGGCTGAAAATCAGGATTTTCGGCGGCAATTTCCCAAATTTCTTTTTGATATTGCTCCAAATCAATTTTGGATTGACGAAGAATATCAGCGGTTTCCTTAGCATAAATTTCATAATCTTTGAGTAAGGTGTTAGGTGTAAACCGAGTTGTGAAAGATAAACCACCGGTATTTTTTAACTCCGCTTGCAGATCCTTGATATTCTGTTCCGCTGTTTTGAGTTTTAAGCCCCATTCGGCCAAAGCCATATCTTTGCTTTGCTCTGACGAAAACTTTGCCGCTTCTTCAGTCGTTGCTTTTAGCTCATCTTGTAATTTTTGCAGGGTTTCGGCGTGGTCTTCCGCCGCACGTTTAGCGACATCGTGGCTTTCCACAAGTTTGTAAATTGCCATTCCTGCTAATATTGCCAAACCTGCCGGGCCGCCAATAAGAGCCAATGCGTCTTTCAATATACCGGCCGCCGCCGCGGTAACGCCCATCTGAACGGCCGCCAGTTTTGAAACTCGGCTCATCATCGCAATACCAGTAACAGCGGATTTTGCCGATATTGAAAGTCCAGCCATTGATACCTGCAGATAACCGGCACCGGCTTTCAAGAGGTTAATACCTCCCAAAATCGCAGACGAACCGAGCCTAGCACCAATCAGTGTCAACGCCACATCAGCGTGTTCCGCCAGTAAAAAGAAAGCCGAAGACGCTGTGTTAACCGCAAAAGCCAAGGTTTGTCCAATGGTTTTAGCGGCACTTCCACCACTTTCGACAAGTTCGTTAAATTGCGTAAAAGTGGATTTCAACGCCTCATTTAAGCCATTTTTGCCAATATCTCGGTAGATTTTCTCAAAACTATCCTCAATATTAGACAACACACCGTTCATTGTCTTCATCTGTTCGTTCATAGCTCCGGCAAAATTGACATCGCCAAGCGTTCGCAGATATTTTTCAATTTCGGCGGCGTTTTTCTTAACTTTTGTCGTAACACCGGCAAAAGTAAAGCTCACATCATCATTGATGACTTTGGCCTTGATACCGAAAGTTTTGAGTCGTTCAAACTCGCCAACTGTTGCCGCGGCCACCGCTCCAACAAAATCTTTAATATTTTTACCAAAGGCGGAGGCCGTGTTGCCATAAGAAACAAGAGCGGCCTCTGATGGCTCAAGCCCCAAGGCTTTAAGCTGGATAAATGCCTCAACGATTTCGTTGAGCTGATAAGGCGTATCAATCGCAAATTTCTCAATCAGGGAAAAAGCCTCTTGTGCGCCTTTGGCAGAACCGGTAACGGTTTTGAGAGAGCCTGACAACTGTTCGAATGAAGTGTTAGCAGAGAAAATCGCCGAAAAAGTATTCTTTAATCCCTGTAAACCAAGATATGCTCCAAACAGAGCCGTCCCTTGCCGAATAACTTCGTTAAAAGAGCGGGCGGTTGCATCTAAGGCTTTTAGATTATCATTAGCTGGCTGAATAACTTGCGTAATCCGCCGAAAGGCCTTGTCGCCGTCAGTTCCAAGATTTTTAAACTCCTGCCGGACTTTATCACCGCCCACCGCCGTCAGACGTATGCTTAAATTTTTAACCGCACTCATGATTTTCCCATAAAAAACACCTCAACTCTATGGTTGAGGTGCAAATATTCAATAAAAGTTTTTTATTCATAAAAAGATGAAGTATCTACTTCTATATTGTTCATTTGAATGATTTGACAAGGACTTATACTAAGTTCTACCTGAGCAGAGAAAGGAAAGTCATTGGTGATTGAAACGCTTTCTTCTCCATGCCCATAATAACTCTCAAGATAAATCCTTCCATGAATTTTTATTGATATCGTATTGTTGTTACCATTTAAAAAATCAATATTTCTTATATAAAAGTCATTAACTGAATATCCAGAACCAGATAAAAGACTAATTTCTTCAATGTCATAGTTACACACATAATCTTCTAGCATTTCGTGATATGCTTCAAAAAAATATGTCGATGCTATTTTTTCGAGAGCATTGTAATTATCTATGAGAGATAAAACGCAACTTTCAAAAGAAGTTTTTAATTCTTTAATTTTTTCATCATCAGTATCAAATGTTGCAGATTTTATATGAACGAAGTCAGAGAGTTTGTTATATAATTTTAGAAAATGATCTATTTCTTCAAAAGCATGAGGAAAACACTGAACAATATCATCCGATAAATTATTAAATATTTTGTATCTTAGATATGCTCTTCTGCTGATCCTATTTTTATCTTTATCAAAGTATTTTTTATTTTCCTCACTAAACCAAGAGCAGGCTTTTACATCTGAATCTTGAACAGTCTCTTCTAAGAACATTCTAAAAAGCTCACGATATCCAAGACAAAAATTATTAAAACGCAAGGGGTTACTATATTGTCTTAAAGAATGATAGGTTGAATGTAGTATCTTTAGATATAATAAATTTTCACTAAAAAAGTTATGTATATCCTGTTTAACTTTGTCTTTTGTCAAAAGTATCTCCTGTTTTTTGTATTGATGTATTGAATTTTATAAAAAATTTTTCTTTGATACAAATTAGTTATTTTTATTATTCACACATTCATCAATTCCCCTTATTCCTACTGGCAAAAGTTCGCTCATTATTTCCATATCCAGCCCAAGGTTTTGCGCTAAAGAAAGGGCTAAAGATAAATCAGGCTTGGAAAGTTTTAATAAAATTTCCCAAGCCTGATAACCTTCAACGGTTTTTAAGGAAGTTTCTATATATCGGCATTTGTGGAACGGACAGAAGATTTTTCCGTCTTGGTTACATCCGGCACAGTAGCTTCGCCCATCGCCGAAGTGCCATTTTGCGCGGGCAAAGATACGTTTTTTTCCGCTTCCAAAACTTCACGCAAACCACAATATTGATTGCGGAAATTTTCGGCAACGACCCAAAAATTAGAAAATAGCTCCTCGATTTTATCTTCCGTTAACGGAGCTTTGTCTTCACTTTCAGGCTCTAAAACGCCGTTCCATTCCAAAATGCCGGCAACTCCTAAGCCGATAAGTAAGAATTTGTCCGCCAAGGCTTCACGTTTACGCGGATTTTCTATGTTTTCGGCATTTTCATCACTAATACCAATATCTTTGTTGGATTTATAAATTTTAGCCAATTCGGCTAATTTTGAGTTCATATAGGCTTTTGCCTCATAAAAAACGGCGGAAGTGCAAGGTTTAACCTTAACTTTCACGCCGTAACCAATTTCAAGCCAATACGGCTCTTTTTGAATTTTTAATTTAAGCATAATTTTATCCTTTATATTGACTGAAAGTATTTAATTCGTTAAATTTATCTTAATGCCGTTGTATTTAACCAATGGATGTTGGCTCTAAATATGATTGGAAGGTAGCAGAGGTGCTATTCTTTTATCCTTTACCGAAGGTGGCAGGAAAATATTTATGGCCCTTGCTTCGTCTTTTAAAGAAAAGCAAGACAAGTTGTAAATATTTTTCATAAGTTTTAGTATGAAGTACAAGTGCTAAAACAAGTGGTAGCAACGCCACTGTAAATAAAGTGGTCTTAAAAGGCCTGTCGGCAGGCTTTTGTGATAAAGGCAACTTTAACATGAAAGTTACTGTGAGAATAAATTTAGACATTGCTAAAATTATTTATGCTTTGACATTTTTAATAATAGCTATGTCCTAAAAGAAAGAGGAGCGTTAGCTCCTCTTTCTAATAGCTCTCCACATCATTGACTAAGGTTATAGTCATCATTTTGCCAAGTGTTTGATCTTTGGCTCCTTGGAAGTCATAAGAACATTCTATTCCCCCCGGTCCATCAATAGAACGCTTAGGTTTTGGCAAATAAACTTCATGACAAGAAATTACCAATTTCATTGAATCTGATAATTGGTAGCCAAGCTCAATATCTACCGGCGTACCGGCTC